TGAGATAACAAAGCAGAGACTCTTATACTGAAACTTTGATTATGATGACACACCATGAAAGCTATTCAGATGGGATGAGATTTCAGATTTATTTACTGCAAATATTCAATCAGATGATACAACCTACATTACTTGTGATGTTGCAAGACTCTGAGATGATAACACAGTAATCATAGTTTGGAAAGGTTTAGAAGTTGTAGATATCAGAAGCTACAATGGAAAGACTACAGACCAAACAGTTCAGACTATTAAGGAGCTTGAGCAGTATTATAACTGTAGAAGAAGTAACATCTGCATAGACTCTGATTGAGTAGGATGATGAGTTGCAGATAATCTGAGGGGATGTGTAAATTTTATGAATAACTGAACACCACTTGTTCAGAAAGATGAGTTAAGGAACTATGCTAACCTCAAAACACAATGCTACTTCAAGCTTAAGTATTTGATGGAGAAGAGAGAGATCAGAATTAACACATCTTGAGAACTTAAAGACAAGATTCAGATAGAGTTAGATAACATCATAGTCAAAGATTTAGAATGAGAGAATAAAGTGAGACTTGAGTCAAAGGAAGACATGAAGAAAAGACTCTGACATTCACCTGACTATGCAGATGCAATAATGATGAGGATGTATCGAACATTGGGAAGACCAAACTCTCCTACAGAAAGAACTGAAATAATAACAGTAAGTTTTGATGATATGCTATACTAAAGTTTAGTTGCATTTGAAATTTTCAGAATATAATACGAGTTGAATTTATATTACATACTAAGCATGGACAAGTCAGCAATACTTACTCAAATTCAAAGAGAATATGCTTTATGACTAAACTATGTAAGACCTGTAAGAATCAGATACAGAGATAGAATCATGAAACGAAACCCTCAAGCTAAGAACTGAGGGAAAATTATCAATATCAACATGGTTTGAAACTACATAGATACACTTATAGCATCTTTCTTCACTAATGGAGTTAAATGTAAATTCATATCAAGGAATGGGCGAATTGGAGAAGAGGAAGCACAGAACTTAAATGCTGTTGCAGAGTTTGATGAAAGAGAATGAGCTTTACAGCAACTTAAATATCAAGTAGAACAAGACAGTTTATTCTTCTGAGTAGGAATTCTAAACAAGACATGATTTGACCATAACACTTTGACTAACACTTGGAAAGCTATTAACCCTCTATCACGAATTCCTGACCCATTACCTACACAGACATGACAGTTCGATGGAAAGAATTACAGATTTCATTGATTCTGTATGTTAACAAATATTCATGATGTTAAAGACCTATACGATAAAGATGCCATCAATAGATGGTTTGCTAAACAATATAACATGGAAGATGAGCTAACAAGAGAAGCTTATCAGAACAAAGCATGAACATGACCAATCATAGTTGATGAGATAGAAGATAACTTTGCATTAGACATCTATGTTCACTACACGATAGTAGATGGAAAGAAATGGAAGTTTGTTTGTTCACCTGATATGTCAGAAATCTTCTATCAAGAGAAATTGAAGCCTGTAACAAAGGAAGAGAAATTGGATGAGAGACTTATTCCTCGACCTATTATGTTGAACTACTATGACCCTGTAAGATGAAACCCATTCGGAACATCAATATGTGATAAAGTAGAAGACAAACAGAATGCTAAATCTATCTTGGCTAACCTATCACTTATGAAAGCCAAGAGAGAAGCTACAGGATGAGACTTCCTTGTTAACAGTAGACTAATTAAGAACAAAGAGGAGTTACAGAAAAAAACATTTGATCAAAGATATTTGTTTATAGATGAAAACGAGATAGGAACACAACCAATACAGAATGCTATGTATGAACTTCCACAGAGTCAGATTAAAACTGATGTATGGAACATGATGTCTTGGTTAGAGAATGAAGCTAAATACGATTCTAAGATAGACAGCTTACAGCAATGAATTATGCCTGATAAGAGCATGACTAAAGCAGAAGCTCAGCAGATACAAGCTAATGCCAATATGCAGTTATCTGTTAAGAACACTATCAAGCAACGATTCTATAGAGACTATTATTTCCAACGATGGAGATGATATCTTGAGAACTTCAAGGATGGAGAGAAGAAATGGGTATTGCTTAATGCAGATTTCGAATGGACATGAGTTACATTGGAGAAAGACCAATTTGTTACAAAGCAGATGCCATATATAATGGTTTGAGCTTCAGAAGATATCAATGCTATTAAGGAGAAAGATAAGAACACTTTGATGATGCTCTACCCTATGATTACACAAGACCCTGAGATTAAACCTGTAAACAAAGCTATCTTCAAGAGATTATATCTTAGAGCTACATGACTTAAACCAAATACAGTTAATTCGATATTAGATTATACACCACAAGAGAGACAAGCAATGAGCTTTGTAGATATGGTAAATCTATGAGTTAAGCCAAAGAGCTTATTCAAGAGAACAGATATAGACTTCTACACAGTTCGGTTATATATGCAGAAAGCTGAAGATTCAGATTTAAAAGCTGAGATATTGGAGAAGTTAAAGTGATTACTCTTAGAGTTATGAGAGTCTCCTACTATGCCAATGTGATGAAACGAGATGGCTAACTCAGCAGCTAACATAATGATGTCTCAAGCAGCACCAAGTAAAGATGAGCTTATTACAAGAGACACAGTTAATTTAGATTCTAATATGCAATAATGCCTAACGAAAAAATGGTAAAGCTTGATGATTTGCTAAGAAGCAGATGATGGGACAAGATGAAAGAGCTAATCAGAAATAGACAAATAGCATTAGCTAACAAGATTGTCTATGGAGATTGCATGGATGTAGCAGATGAACATCTTACTCCATCAGACTTATTAAGAGCTGAAATGAGATGTCTCGCATGGGTAATAGAGAAGTTACCACAGCAAATGATAGATAACCCTGATTACAAAGCAGATGAAGACATAGAGGAAATGGAAGACCAAGAGAGAGCAGATTTAATAAATGATATGTTCAAACAAGAAGTTTAGTTTTATATCTTACCATATAAGAGACATGAAAATCAAAGTAAACAAGAGTTATTCAAAACCAACATCAGAATCTATGAAAGATTACAAGATGAGGAAACCATGATATTCAATGGAAAGGAAGACAATAAGTGTGAAATTCCCAAAAGTTAAATAGTTAATGCAGTTTGGAAAGTCATCAGCCATAAAGAGAGGCAGACCAACAGAGAGCAGAGCCTCTTCACAATGCTAAAAGATGCTCTCTTACTTGAGAGGTTAACCACCTAACATAATCGCAGTTTGTAGGTTTATGCAACAACAAATCTACTTTAGCTAAGGTTATGATGCTTTATTACTAACCAATTACAAACCATGCCTGAAGAAGAAACTTTAGACACAACTCCTATTGAGGAGTGAGAAGATTGAGAAGAGCTTGATTACAAAGCCTTGTATGAAAAGGAAAAGGAAAGAGCTGATAAACGACAATCTCGCTTTAAAAGTGCAAAGGCACAAGAAAAAGAAAAAGCTCAATACCAAATCGATGATAGCTACATCGATAAGAAGGTAAAAGAGGAACTATTCTTTGAGAAAAACCCTACTGCAAGTGAGTTTAGGGAAGAAGTCAGAAAGCTCCAATCACAATATGCATGAATGGATGCTCAGACAGCTTTCAATTTATACCTTGCAAAAAACAAGCCTGAATTGCTTTCACAGATTCCAAGTTCTACTTGAGTAGAAGGAATCACAAAAGACCCTGAGCCTGAGAAAGATTGGAGACAAATGTCAGATGCTGAATTTGACCAATGGTGGAAAGCAAGGAAAGGTAAATAAACCTTTTACTTACTATTTTATTTACAAACATGACACAGAATTTAGATGCTTTTATACCTGAGCTATGGAGTCGTAGAATTCAATACTTGACTCGTAATGCTTTGGTTGCTACACAAATTTGTTCTTTCGAAGAACAACCTGATCTCAAATATGGAGACAGAATTCACAGACCTTATCCAAATGACTTAGTTGTTAATGACTATGTTAAATACACAGACACAACTCAGCAAGACTTAATTGGAACTGATGAATACCTTGACATCGACCAATCAAAAGAAATCTCTTTCGCTATCGATGAAGTTGATTGGATCCAAATGAAGTATGACCTTGAAAACAGTTATGTTGAAAGGGCTGCTTATAGATTAGCTAACGATATCGATGGAAAAGTATTATCTGAAGTTGTAAATGCTAAAGTTGAATTAGATGCAGGAGACATTGGAGGAACTGCAGGACAAGCTATTTCATTATCTACTTCTAACTGTCTTAATGCAGTTATGACAGCAGGTGCTAAACTTACTGCAAATGGATGTGAAATGGACAAAACTTGGGCTTTGGTTGTATGACCAAAAACAGCTGCTGTTATAGCTCAAACTGTTGCTCAAGACTGATTCTCATTAGCTGACTTGGCTTTGAAGAATGGTTATGCAGGAAACTTTGCAGGATACAAAGTATACTCTTCTAACAATGTAATGCATTCAATTCCTGTTACAGGAACTGTTACTTCAGGAGACAAAATTACTGTAGCTTGAGTAGAATTCACAGCAACTGCTGCTACATTAGATAACATTGCTTCTCTAATCAATGCTTCTACTGACCCAAAGATTAAGAATGCTAAAATATCTGCATCTGTAGCAAACTCTACTTTGACTATCGTATCAAGTGGAAAAGTAATCGTTACATCTTCTGACTTAACTGTTGGTGATGCTGTAGAACATGCTATTCTTTGTAGACCAGGTGCTATTGACTTAGTTATGCAACAGAACATTGATGTAAGGAAAAACCCATTACCAAAGCAAAAAGCTGATTACTACATTATCTCTTGCCTATATGGAGTTAAAACTTTCACAGAAGGAGCTGAGAGAATGGTTAGTCTTAAACTCGCTGCTTAGTAAAGGCATTATATACAAGGGGTTGGCATTGCTAACCTCTTGGCATAAAGCTTTTATATAGAACTTATTAGCTAATGGATGTATCTACAATAATAACATTATCAAGAGATCAGACTTGAACACCTGCATGACAAATAGCAGATTCTGATTATCTTACATATTTAAATATCATCTATAAAGATATATTCTCAAGGCTATCTGTAAACTCAAGAAAATATGCATGGAATAGTTTTACTACAGATGTAGTAGAATGACAATCTGAGTATATTTTACCTAAACCAAGTGAAGATAGCACATGACTAAAGCTTGTATTAACAGCTTTCTTAGATGGTAAGAAGATACCTTTGTATGACTCTTCTGTGTATAGTAGTGAAGAAGATGTAACAAACCCTAAATGGCATGAAAAACCATACTGAATACTCAGAGATGGTAGCATTTTCTTAATACCTCTTCCAAAGAAAGCATGAAAGCTATACATGGAGTGAAAATATATTCCTTTAGACTTGGAGTTAACAAGCGATTCTGATGAGATAAAGCTTCCTCATGAATACCATAACATCATGGTTAAAGGTCTGAATTCTCTTATCTTTTGAGCTAAGCAAGTCTATGACAAACAACAATTATGGGAATGATACTATCAACAATGAATACAGCAGATACAAACTGAATGATGCTTTGAGAATGAGAGTGCATATCATGTAGAAGATGCTTATTTATGATTCTTAGAATAATATACAATGGTAGATATTAAAAGAGAAGGCATAACATTACAAGATTGGACAAAAGGTATCTCAGCAGATGAATTTGCATGAGGTAGTTATTTTTATGCTGAGGGAATACAGAGCAACTATAATACAAAATGATTCAAGCTATGACCTTTAGTTAGAAAGAAGGAAATAAACAGGAGACCAAGTGGGTATGCTAAGAATATGTTACCATCTGAGACTTTAGGAGTAGTATGTGCGACTTACGACTGAAGAATAGAAGGACTTAATTGGTCTAACTGAACTACCTATGGTAGCTCTGATAGTTGAGAAGGATGACCTATATTTGCTTTACAGCAAGATAACATCAGCACGAACTACTTAAACTGTGTATTGTGGGATGAAAAGATATTCGGAATTAAACAAACAGATGTAGATATTATAGATTATAACAATGCTTACAGTAAGAATGCTGACCTTTTATCAGACCCTACTTTTATAGATGGAACTTGATGGACTATAGGAGCTTGATGGACTATAGGAAATTGAGCTAAGCATACAACAGGTGAAACATGAACTATCGTTACATCGCTGACATGAATAAGCACAAGCGATTATTTGAGGATAGCCATAAAAG